CTTGTGAACAATCTAACAAAACGGTTTACTTTAGAGCCGAATACAGTAGACTACTGTTTTCACAAATTTAATTTTTAATTGCGGGCACAAGAGATGAGATCTACCACAATTTAACGTTCAGAGTCGATGCACACGATATTCAACATCGTGCAACCATTTCGAGTCACTAGGTTCATACTGGTTCTTATACACTTCCCAAGAAACAGTACCACCACGCGGACCATAGTGACGACCAATTCCCAAGTTCAACTTAAGAACATCTTCATAACTTGGAAACTCTTGAGGAACTTCAACTCCAGTCTGTTTTTCTTTTTCAGAAACGTAATCATCAGAATACTGCCAAACGGCATGATCGCCAGTATCGAAACTCGAAAAATCCTTCTTCAAACGTTTTTCGAGGTATTTATAGACTCGCTTTAACCTATCATAATCATCTTCCCTAACTGCAAAAAGGTATGCAATCGCAGAGGCGCGCTTCATAAGGTCAAGAACAGTCAATTTTCTCGCACTAGAATTGAATACTTTCGAACAAAGAATGGGCCTAAAAGGACGATACAAAATCACTTTATTCTTGTAATTACCATCTTCAACCACCTCGAGAATACCATACTGATACTGCAAAAACACAGGAGCCGTAGGATCAATTGTTCTACCTTCACGATTGAATAGCTTAGAGCATATATAAAAATCCTCCTCCTCAATGATCATGTTAAAGTTTGTGAAAATAAATTCGCAAAATTTCTTAACAGGAAATCCTTCAGGATACTTCTTAAAAACCCAATCTCTGCGAGCATTCATAAAAACGTCATCACCATAAACTTGAGTTGAAGTATTTTTCTTGATGTTGTGAAAGCTTCTTTCACCCATAACAATAACCATAGCAACACGTATCACAGATAAATTAATTATTGAATTAAGCAACGCAGTCAAATAATGACCACTTGGCAAAATTCCGGAAACAAAAATTAATTTTCCATCATAAGGAGATACAAATGCCTTGTTGACTAAAGTTTCGACCAAAATTGAAAATATCATTACGTTAAATTTATAATCAAC